CAGATTGCTCGCACTTCCATATCTTATGACAAAGGACGACACGCCATCTATCTCACACGATGGACAATCCCAAGATAGCTCGGCGCTACCCGCGTAGGCAGAGCTAAAACCAATGATCATTATTGCAAAGATGGTAGCCAAATATCTCACATAAAGTTCCCTCTAAACGATGGTATGTTCGCCCCGCCGCCAAGCGCCGCCTGTTGTGGATTCGCGCCTTGCATACGACCAGCCTTAATCGCCTCGATTTCCTGCGCCTTCTGCGCGCCGCCTAAAATCTCGTCGATCATCGATTGGTCAAAGAACTCGTACATGTCCGCAATCCGCGCGAGCAGCGCGCGCGACTGCGACAGCATGGGGTTCGTGCCAAGGAGCTGGATAATCTCGACAAAATCCCGCTTCTCCGCTTCCATGTTGCGCGGACGCGCGCTGCCCGGCACAACGGATACATCTGCGTCGAAGTCGAGTTCCTCACCCGTAACTTCGAGCCATCTATCGTTACCAAACTGCTGGTTGAACTGCTCCCGCAGCCTAGGGAATTGTTGGATATTCTGAGCCACCTCTGGCCCGTAAACCCTCGCCACGTACTGGCTAAAGTGGGAATCCGACGTCTGTTGCAGCCGCACATACATGCCGAGCGTCATCGTGGACTTGAGTAGACGCCACATCTTGCGGCCTGCCACGGTCAACCAAACATTCACGGCATGCCGCATGTCCAGATCTCGTATTTCCCCGGACGCCACCTGAGTCTTAGCCTCGAATACGGAGTCGGCGCCCTTGTTGCGGCCCCCCGTCCTCGCGCCGGACACGCCCGTGATGAAGTTCCAATCGATTTCAAGAACAGACAAATCCTGCGCCACATTTGTGGTAATCGGTGGATCGGCCATCACGATGGGCGGCTTGTCTAGCGCGTTGACTTTGACGGCCTGCATGTCCTCGTTCGACTGGAGCGCCTTCACGGCCTCATCGGCATCAGGAAAGGTGCTGTCGTCATAGTACGCCTTGCGAGCTGTGCGCCGGGCGCCGTTCGAGAGCTGCTTGCGCCGAATGTTGTGCTCGCGCTGTAGAGGCAACCACGAATGCACAATGGGGAGCGGCCATGGAGAAGGCCGAGGCGCGATGATCGGCGTATACCCAGGGAGGATGGCATACGGATGCGCCTCGACGCTTTCCGGTGTATCCCGATCCAGCAGAAACCGGGTCTCGCTAAAGCTCTGCCCCTCGCACCACACCATATGCCGGCGCTTGCGAGTATCCCACATCTCGACGTAGGTAATCCATTGGTCCTCATGGGAGTTTTCGAGTCTATCACCAAGGGGGTCGATTGCCTCGAAGCCCCCATGGGACTGGTCGTTTGGCCCCGCTGAATTGCTTTTGAGCTGCGTGCGAAGGTTGCTCGGGAATCTCTCGTCTTCCCTTGCATCGTCAAGCAAAACAGTCACTTCTTCGCCAACCCAAGGCCATCGGAGATGATCCGGCCCGGCATCAGGCAACAGCATTTTGTCGCTATCCACCCAGGTCCACCGGTACGTCTCGTCATCGACAATTAGATCTGGCTCTTGCATCGGGATGCCATTTTCGTCCATGAGCAAGACCGGTTCGCCCTCTTGCACCACGGGGACGCCCGCCTGGTCCGCTTCCACCATCATTTCCCCGGCCCTCGGATTCTTGATCAACTTTGGCCGGTATGAACATTTGAGCACGGCAAGGGAAAAGAAACTCTGCAAGAGCGCCAGGCGGATGGAGAACTCGAGGTGGTATTCCTGGTCCGCGATGGCGCGCAATGCCGCCTGTCCCATCTGCGCCTTGAGCGTCGAGGAGGGATCGATGTTTTCTTTCTTGGAGCGAACGATAAACATCGGATTTTGGAGAAAGAGAGAAGGCTGTATCGTCTTGATGGTCGGCAGGAATTTGTTGACGGAGAAGTTGTCGGAGGAGGACTCGTTTCCTATGATCACGCCGCCTAGATCGCCGAGAAAATGCTCGTAGAGCGATTGCACCTCGAAGCGCCGGCGCCACCAATCCCTGACAGCGCGAGCAGACGCAATTCGGTTCTGAACAAGCTGAACGCGGTCAGTTTGCGCCTGCCTGGATTGTCTCCGGCTTGTCGGGGCGTTAGGCTCCGCCATTAGGTTTCCTATCCCATAGAGCCACTACATATGAGTCTTCATTTATATCTTTTTCCCCTACCATATAAACTTCGCATGCGGTCTCTCTTTCATAAGACGGCACTACCACATCCATTATATATTCATGAATCTTCATATTATGTTTTCTCAATACTTCTTTTCTGACTACACATTCAGCGCCTGGCTTAATCACCTCGCAAAGTCCCTCACGTATGAGCGCGCCACGCCGCTTTTCTTCTTCAGGTCTCGCCACCAGGTAAAGTCTGCTTCCTGAGTGGGTTTCACATGGGTCGTCGAGCCAACAGGAAACCGCTTGAGCCAATACTTGAGCGCATCCCACGCATGGTTGTCTTTATCCACCATATCTTCCGGGTCGTTCCGGGTGCGCCTCTGGATCGCGGTCAATTTCTTTCTCTGGAGTCTCCCCAACTCCCAAATGAGATTGGTGCAAGAGCGATGAATCTGGTATTCAGGTTGAGCCGGATCGGCCCACAACGTTCCCGTCAGCCAACCCGCCACGGTTGCATCATCGCCTTTGCTCCCCGCGAGGAAGTGCACACCCTCTCTCGTGAACAAATAGGCTATCGACTTGTTAGGCCCCCGTTCCATCACCTGATCGTCTCTGAAAATCGAGGGGTCCGTAATCTTGAATTTCTCTTTCCCCGCGTAGGGATTCCCCTCGAACGTGCGCCCGTCATGCAGAGTCACCCGCTCGCCCTTAATGATTCGAGAGATGTCCGATAGCGGCACGCCGTCCCCATAAAACTCCCATAGCGTTCGCCGCATACCGTCAGGTTCGATGGCGTGGACAAGATAACAGGCAGGATTCGCGTAACCATGATCGTATGACCCATAGAGCGAGGTAGAATGCGTCATCTCGGCCACGCCATCTATGAAGATGTTACTATCTCTTAGCCAATCTTGCCAATTGGGGAATATTTTAGCGCCGCCGCCCGCGCTGTACATGATCTCCATTTCCTTGAGCCAATCGGGGTCTTCGATACCCTTATAACCGCTCAAGGCTTTCATCAGCCAGGCCATTCCCTCTTCGTGCTTAGGATTGCTGAGCGCATGCGCGGCGTAGTGCAGCCGCATCACCGGAAGGTTTCCCGAGGTGATCCGCATGGTTAGCGCGTCGTAGTTTGGCTCGATTTCGCTCATCGCTTAAACACCAAATAGAGCAGGACGGCCAACGCCACCACCACAACCCCAATAGGGATCAGTAGCGTCCATAGGAACTGTTCGGCAATCCATGCGACGTTCATCCTATCCCCTCCACCAACGATTGAAAATCCCCTACCTCAGCAGACGAGACGAATATCGCCTGGCCGCCGCCCCTCACTGCTGGCAAGGCCGCTCGGTACGCCTCGCCAAACTCCGGCTGGAACGCCGCCTCATCGCTGACCAGCAACGACGATGTGTTCGACCGAATAATGCTTCCCCCTTGCGGAATCCCCCACACATGGCTACCGGACTCAAAGAAGACGTTGCACTTGTTCATCGTCGTCACGTTACGCATATACAGCGGACATCGCCGCTCCATGAACATCAGCCGGCTACCATCGGGCTCGTCCTTCGACACGCACACAAGCTTTTTGGCGTCATCTTCCCGCTTGGACTGAATGAGAATGAGCTGGTGCTGCTTGAACTTGGCTCTCCAGAGCGCAAACGCCAAACACACCCACGTCGCCATGAGCTGCCGACTCTTTTCAATGGCGAGAAGCCCCGTCTCAGCCACTTTGAGGATCTGCTTATCCGGCACTCCCCATTCAAGCGCATAAGTCGCATCCCCTGGAGCCAGAAACCGGCCCCCCACCATGAATAAGTCTACCAAAACCCGCAGGTAAGGGTAGTCAGGAAACGGCAGCTCCGCATCCTCGATCTCGTGCTCGTCCTTGGTATACAGGAAGTGCTCGCGGCTCCCATCAGGCTTATCGAGGCCAAAG